TTTCCTGCTGGAATTACAAAATAGCTTGCGTGGATCGTGTAATAGATGGCGATACCATAGATATTACAATTAATCTTGGCTTTGATTTAACAATAAAACAACGAGTAAGAGTGGCAGGAGTTGATACACCAGAAAAGCGTACCAAAGACCATATTGTTGAGAAGCCTCTGGGCATAGACGCAACGAATTGGTTAAAGGATAAGATTGACACAGCTTCTCTTGGAGGAGAAAGTTTATATGTAAGAACTGAGTTAGGTAAGGGTGCATCTGGTAAGTATGGTCGTTTATTAGGTTGGTTGTATGTAGGAGATGCGACAGTCTCACTAAATGAACAAATGATAGATGACGGATATGCCTGGGCTTATGATGGTGGGACGAAGAATAGAAATTTCCAGGAACTAATTGATATTAGGAGAGATAAGGGGACATTTTCAATATGAACTGCTGGCATTGTAAAACTGAATTAATTTGGGGTGGAGATCACGATATGGAGGGAGATTCAAAGTACTCAATAGTCACTAACTTATCTTGTCCAAAATGTTTTTGTGAAGTAGAGGTGTATTTACCAAGAGATGCCTATGACTGAAATACCTGAGATTTATATTAATGAAATATACATTCCAGAAATTCCAGAACCTTATAGTCAGCATTATATAAATGTAACTAAACCACCTGATATTGATGTTCCTGGTTGTACCTATCAACATCGTGATATAAAAAATACAGGTAATAAGAATTTATTATTAGAAGATCCAAATGGAGTATATACAACGTGTGATTTTGCGTTTCCTAGTTTTATTCCACTTGATTATTCACCTGAAAATCTTGTCGTTACAGAAGAAGTACCTGTTACTAATGACACACCTGCTTTTCCAGAAACGGAAAAACCGAAGATACCTGAAATCCCAAAAAAGCCACCAACTGAATTAGAACCTTGTCCTGGGAAGAAAGATCAGAGAGTTGGAGATTTTCGTAACGAAAAACGATTAGAACGTGTCATTGGACATAAAAGAGGAGATGATGGGTTTGAGTGCATAACTCTCTATGAAGATGTTCCTTTTGTGGATCAATACATCCCAACGCCTAGCGTGGTTGTTTCTACTGCTGTTATCGCTACTGTGGCTGCGACTACTCCTATTATTTTGAATTTGGTAAAACCTGTTGTTAAGCAGATAATTAAAAAACTGACAAAGAAGAAAGATAAGGTAGAATAAAGATTAAGCAATAGGCCCTACATATCCTCTTGTTAAATCAAGATGTGAGTTTCTGATGGATCGTTCTGTTGCTCTCATGAACAGGGAAATCCTCTTAGGACTTTACGGCAATGGAGTCTTAGGAGGGTTTTTAAATCTGATGTATAATGAATATAAGCCGTGAGACCTGGCTTAAGTAGATAGACCTTTTGGAAGGGGGTTTATCTACTTTTTATTTTGTATAATAAAAGAACCTTATTCGCCAAGGCAATGAATAGGGTGTCTAGGTAGGCAAGTTAATACTCGTGCTTGTCTACTGCCTTTTTTATGCTAATGTGATATACAAGCAACTTGACCCATTATCATGCCATTAACTTGGCCTCTGCTCTGGTGGATAGATCAGTTGCTTTTTAATTTGTGAGTATGTGGGATAACTTTTTTGTATGGCATCTCTTCCCATATAAGCCAATCCTTTGGTTTCGGTGCTAATAGATAGCACTCCTTTTCTCCATAAGTGTATGCTTCGATAAGTAACTGTATATCTGCTGATAGTGCTTCATTAGTATTGGCTAGTCTACGATAACTGTTTCCTAAAAATACCATTCCTCCTGTTAATATTGCTGCACCAAAATACGCTATAGTTGCCACTCCAAAATGTAATTTAGTCATTTGATTTTTTCGGTATTTCATGGGTATGTGGAATAACTTGACCTGGGGGTACTGTAACAACAATGTCACGGCAAGTAATTGCACTAGGACTGCCAGGAACGAAACTGACTCCAAGTTTTGCTTGTTCAGCACATATTTTTAATCTATGTAAACTAATTTCTAATTTGGTCTTTTTATACAATAATTCTTGATTTTTGATATTTATTTCTGTTGCCCTATGGCAAAGTGCTGGTGATTTTCCTAATGGAATGTTTATTTGAGCAGAGATCCCATAATTTAAATTGAAATTTTCCTTCTCGAATCTAGGAGTTTCTTGAACGTATTTAATTTCACCTGTATTTTCATCGTAAATATTTTGTCTTGTAACTGTTTCTCTAGGAAGGGAAAATGTATGAGCATCAGTTACATAAGGTGTAATAGTTAGGCTAGGAGAAGCACAGATAATACCCTGACTCATTCTGAACTGGGGCATTGAAGATGGAGTTATCATAGTTGCATTATTATTGACAACACCTTGAGCATTAGAGCTAGGACTTGCAACTGTTGTATTAGCTAAAACCTTAGTAGGACAAAGAAGTAAAGCTACTGCCCAAAGGTAGTTGTAGTTTCTACTGTGGTGCTTGTATTTATTGTTCTTGTTATTGTCGTTACTGTGTCTAATCCTGGTGTTATTAGAGTTTCTTGAAGAGAAAATGCTGATCCTGGAGTTTTGATGGTCCATCTTGGAACGGCTTCTAGGCTTGGTGATGTCCAACTAAAGTTCACACCTCCAACTGTTTGTTCTGTAAGTGTTGTAGCTGTAGGATTGATGTAGTTATTTGTATCGGCACTTTCAATGTTATGTCCTGATGCAGAGTAAGAATATCCTGTGCGGTACTGATAGCTAGTGATTGTCTCATTTATAACGGACTCCGAAGTACTTGAAGTTTGAGAACTTCCTGACCTGAACTGGGGAACTACTGGGACTGCAAGGGTTTTGACAGGTAGTAGCAATAATATTAATAGCCAAAATTTAGTCAATGGTAATACGAACAGTAGTGGAGCCTATACAGCTAGTACCTGACCCTCCAGCAGTACAGGTATGGATTCCGCTAGATAAACTTGTAAGGGCAAGCGATCCAGCAGTCCCCCCAGAAATTACTGTTGTCTGTCCTCCAAGAACAGGAAGAGTTGCTATTCCAGAACTAGGTGTTATGGCAGATTGTGTTGCATCTCCAGCTTGATAACTTTCGCTGAGAGAGAAAGCCGATCCAGCAGTCGTAACTGTTTTATTAGTAGCTGTGACTCCAGCTAATCCATTAGTGATACTTGATAAGTTAAGACCACCGATTCCATTAGTAACAACACTATCTCCTGATCCTGTAGAAGTTGTGACATTATTACCGCTTATGCTATAGCTGTTAGGAGCAGCGTTTGTAATAACATAAGGTGAGTCAATAGAAATTTGTGCAGAGGTTACAAATTCCTGTTTAATATTTGCTAGTGCTACAGAAGGACTAAACAGGAATAAAAGTGCAATTAATTTTTTCATTTTTTGTTATCCTTTTTGTCTACAACTTCCGCACCAAGAATCTTGATGGGTGTCTCTATTCTAATTGTTTGATAACCTCCTGACTGTGTAGCTAATAACGCTTCTACTTCTTTTTTGTTTAATGGTTTCTCATCTGGTTTAAATGTTCCATCGCCACGTTTCTTAGCACCTTCCAAACCAAAACTGGCTAACGCTCCAGTTAACAGAGAAGCAGGAAAAGTTATATCTTTTGGTTCGTTGCTATAACCAGGCAGAGCAACGTAATTTAGAGAAACTATAAAGCCACTCCATGCGACTACGACAAGCCTTACCACGACTGAGATAAAAGCTAATTGCTCTTCTTTGTCATTAATACTCTCTTTAATTTTTTGGAGAGGACCTTTTTTGACTTCTTCTGTCATAAGCTGCTTTTTTAGTCATATACTATACATAAATATAGCCTAAATCAATGCCTGAGATATATGCAGCGTTAATAGGAGTTGGAGCTAGTGCTTTTGTCATGGTGTTATCTAACGTCAGCAACAGACGAGATAGAGATATTGTTGAACTCTTTAATCGCATTAATAGACTAGAAAGAGCCGTAAGTCGCATAGAAGGCCAAAACGATTAATCTTTGGTATGTTTGGAAAAGAACATACAAACTTATGTCTAAATTTTTAGTTAATTTGATCATCAAATTCGGAAGATCTGAGTCTTTGCGTAAAGCTGCTCTAACGCTTTTAAAAGATCTTTCAGCCAAATCAGACAATGATGTTGATGATGCAATCGTCAAAATGATTGAACAAAAACTATTTCCTGTCAAATGAAACTTAAAAAATTTCTCAACATTGATATAGAGCCAGCACCTCCTGAGTTGGAATTATCTGTTGAAATGAGATGTCGTGAAATTATGGAAAGTACTGATTATGACAACATCAAGAGGTATTGTACTCATCTTATACGACATCAATTAGATCAAGATGTTTTTTTAGCTTCTATGCTAGGCAGACTTATTGAACTGGAAGCTAATCTCGTTCTTAAAAAGAATAGGGAAAAGAAAACAACTAATCCGATAAAGAAGTTCTTTCGTATTCCTTAACCTCTTCTTCGGTAAAATCTCTAATAAATAATTTATCAATCTTGTCAATTTCATAATTGAACTTAAGGATTGCAGTTCTTATATGTTC